AAGGTTATGTTATTAATAACTAATAATAACTTACCTAAGGTAACTAAAGGTCTCTATTGTCTTTATAGTCCCTTTAGTTTACTTTAGTTACCTAAAGAAAATGCTAATGGGTCACCTTTAGTGAAGAAAAGACAACACACTTTTCAAAATCTAAATCACGCCGTTTCTATTTCCTTTCTGTGTTGTCTTTTCTCAATAATTTTTAAGGAGGTTTAATATGCTAGCAGTTGAAGCTTTTAAGGGACAGCCAATTAAGGTCACAAGCGGTGCCTACAAAGGCAAGAGAGGTTTCATTTTTTCGATGGGTGCGCATCAGGCAAATGTGAAGCTTGAAGATAATGATAGCGAAAAGCCATTCATTAATGCAGTAAAGGTATATGAGCATTTAGAGCCTATCGACGGCAATACAACCTGTGATTCTAAGCATCCTTACCTTGGTGGTCTTGTTGGTGAGGTAACATTACCTGCCCCCAAGTTCTATGACGAACACTACACATCCATGGTAGGCTTAGAGCCTATTGAGCTGATGCAGCTTGTGTTGTCTTATGATGAGTTTATTGGTTTTCTCAAAGGCAACATCATCAAATACACCCTGCGAGCTGGCAAGAAGCAAGGTGAAGCTGCAGAAAAGGATGCAGCTAAGGCTAAACGCTATATCGAATGGCTCATGAAACTTGGCTATAAGATGCCAATCAATCCAAAGGAGGATTAAAATTTGGTAAACATTAAATTCAAAAAACTTGACCCTAAAGCCACCCTCCCCCAAGCAATGACAGGTGGAGCTGCTGGTCTTGACTTGGTTTGTCTTAACCGCATTGCGGTGACCCCACAACGCTGGTCTTCAAAGGCAGCTATTGTCCGTACAGGCTTGGCTATGGAACTGCCTAGTGGCTATTATGCTGAGGTTGTCTTGCGCTCCTCTACAGGCAGAGACACAAAACTCAGACTTGCTAATCAGGTCGGTATTATTGATTCTGATTATCGTGGTGAAATCATGTTGTATGTGGAGAACTTAGGTGACCATCTTGAAATTATTGATGCTGGTCAGCGTATTGCACAACTGTTGATTCACAAGATTGAAGAAGTGATGATTGAAGAAGCCACTGAGGAACTGTCTAAGACTGAAAGAGGTCTTGAAAGTGGCAGTACCGGAAAAGGTACTAAACCTGCTGTAAAGACAAGAAGAACCAAGGAGGTAGCTAAGGATGCCTAAATTTAAAGTCGGAGACAGAGTATATGTTGATGGCTACACTACACCAAATGCTAGAAATAAAAGAGTGCATGTTAAGGGTAGTGGTACGGTGAAGGACGTTGACTTTATCTATGCCATAGTTATGGATAAACCTTTTGTAGATGAGTTTGGATTTACACGCACCTTCTTTGCAGCAGCCGAACGAGAATTAAGTCCTCTTAAAGCTACTAATCAAAAAGATACTAAGCTTGTTTCTTACACCAAAGACAACACAGTTCATTGCAAGCTGTTCAGTGCAAAAGATTTGATGTCACATACACAGGCAACATGCAGTCCTGATGATACTTTTGACTTCCTCACAGGCGTACAGATTGCACTGCAACGTATGCTGAAGGAACAGAACAAAGAGTTGGTACTTCCTGCTCTTAAAAACATTAAATTTATTGATTTTAATTAAAAGGAGGTAACAAAGGATGCCTAAGTTTAAAATTGGTGACAGAGTAAAATGTATTGCAGTGCATGATGGTAACCAAAATATTGTTGGACAGACAGGTACTGTGCGTTATGCTATATCCGCGTCAGGTGAGTTAGCCATTGAATTTGATAATAATGTAGGCGGACATGCATTAACTTCAACCCTAAAATGTGAAAGAGGACACGGATGGTATGTAGCAGCGGAAAAGCTTGTACTTATCCCTAAACCTAAACATGACCTTAAGATTATTATCTACCGCCAAGGCAATAAAGTCTTTGCAAAGTATGTAGTAGACAAAAGAATGGTAGCAGAAACGTGTGCTACTTGTAGTCCTGAAGATACCTTTTCTGTTTTTACAGGTGCTCAGATTGCCCTTGCACGTCTGTCACAACCATATGATGCTAAACCTGCAATCTTAAAAGAAGCTCTTGATAAAGCTTTAGAAAACTTTGAAATTATTGAATAATAAAGGAGAATAACAAACATGGCAAAGAATGATTTTGCACAAATTACAACCCCTGCTGGTGAAGCGGTGTACCCTAAGCTCCGCAGCACTGAAGTTTTTGATGGGGAAGATACCGGAAAGTATGTCTGCGGTATCAAATTGTCTAAAGAAGACACTGATAAGCTGATTCAACGTATCGAAAATGAATGGGAGATGGCTAAAAAGTCCCCTGACTTTGACGGCAAGCGTTATGGTCGCAACTCTGCACCTGCCCTTGGCTTCCATGAAGACAAAGATGGTGATATTGTCTTTAAGGCTAAGACCAATGCTGTTATCAAGACCAAAGCTGGTGATGTTATCGAAAAGACTATGGCTGTCTTTGATAAGAAGGGCAAACCTATGGATGAAGAGATGGAAGTAGGTAATGGCTCTACCATCCGTCTGTGTATGCTTCTGCGCCCCTTCTACGCTTCTGCTACTGTCTATGGTATACAACTGCTCCTGAAAGCTGTTCAGGTACTGAACTATGTTGCCCCTGCTGCTGGTGCGGTATCTGCAGATGATTGTGGCTTTGATGTAGAAGAAGAATTTGATGAGGATAAAGTACCCTTTGCTGATGAGGGTGCAGACTTTTAAAGCCTATGGCTATTAAATTTAACCGCAGAGGTGGCTTTTCCACTCTCAACAAACCCTATCGCAGCGGGTTAGAAGACCGCCTTGCACAGCAACTCGAAAATGCCGGAGTACCTAAAGTGTATGAAAAATACTCCATCGCCTATGAGATTCCTGCAACGAAGCATCACTATACCCCTGACTTCATCCTGCCTAATGGTATTATCATCGAAGCCAAGGGTATCTTTGAAGCTGCTGACCGAAAGAAGCATCTGCTTATCAGACAACAATACCCAAATTTAGACATACGTTTTGTATTCTCCAACGCTAAGACAAGAATCGGTACAGGAGCTAAGACTACTGTGGCTGAATGGTGTGAGAAGCATGGATTCCAATACGCCAGCCGTGAGATTCCCTCTCGGTGGTTCAAAGAGACCATGAAGGACACCAATGGTCTTGTCCTGCGTGGAAAAGGTGAGCGTATTGTCACTCTTTAAATTCAAAGAGCGCACTAAGACCACACAGATATGTGTTGTCTTAAGAAACCTAAAGGGTAAGCGCAAACGTGAGCTGTTTAGGGAAGCTTACAGACAAGGTGAAGTTGACACAGGCTTTCACTTTATTGTCTTCAATAATGGTCTTTTTGAGACCGACAGAGAAATAAAGGCAGTTGCCGGATATAACCTGCCTGAATGTGAGAATTCTGTGTATGTCTTAGCTGATACGCTGGGACGCAAGAAAATATCCGATGCTCAGCAGTATGTGCTGAATGAGCTAAAGGTACAGTATGATGTGCCTATAAAATTTATTACTGACGAGGTGTAATTATGGAGACACATCAACCCTGCCCTGCTTGTGGCAGCCATGATGCCTTAACCATCTATGAAGATGGACACAGTTATTGTTTCTCATGCAACACCTATTTTCGCAGCAGCAAGGAGGAGAAAAAATTGTCAAGTGGATTAAAGAAACAAGGTCTGATAGACCTACAGGACATGGTGGTCTCCCCCTTGCCTAAGCGGAAACTGACAAAACAGACCTGTGCTAAGTATGGCTACTTTACCTCTAAGGTGCATGGTCAGCCTGTGCAGGTGGCGTGTTACTATGATGATGACAATAAACTGCTGGGTCAGAAAATCAGATATGCTGATAAGACATTTGAAGCTAGAGGGTCTTTTAGTGAGAGGTTCTTCGGGCAACATCTGTTCCAAGGTGGTGGCAAGAAGCTGGTAGTGACTGAGGGTGAGATTGATTGTCTTACAGTATCACAGGTACAGGGTAACAAATATCCTGTTGTGAGTATCCCTACAGGTGCTGCTAGTGCTGCTAAGGTCTTCAGAGCTAACTTTAATTGGTTAGAGAGCTTCGAGGAAGTCATTGTCATGTTTGATATGGATGATGCCGGACGGAAAGCTGTAAAGGCTGTCAGCGGTATCCTGTCCCCTAACAAGCTTAAGATAGCATGGTTGCCCTGCAAAGACCCAAATGAGTGCTTGCAAGAGAGTAAGAGCGACGCTGTTGTAAAAGCTGTTTGGGAAGCAAAGACATACACCCCTGCTGATATTATCAAAGGTGATGAACTGTGGGAGGTATTGTCTAAGCATGAAGAATCCCTGAATTACCCTCTACCTTGGGACATTCCCCTACAGAACATGACTGATGGTCTACGTAAAGGTGAGCTTGTTGTTATCACAGCAGGTACAGGTATAGGCAAAACTACGTTCGTTAGACAACTAGCCTACCATCTTGGTACTGAGTGCTATTGTAAAGTAGGTATGCTGATGCTGGAAGAAAATGTTAAGCACACCGCCAATGGTCTTGTATGTCTTAAGTTAGGCAAACCTGCCCATAGACCTATCATTGACAGTGAGTACAAGAAAGCCTTTGAAGACATCATGGATAATTTTGTCTTCTATAATCACTTCGGTTCTATCGAGTGTGAAGACCTCCTTCAGACCATCCGGTACATGGTGACAGGTGAGCAGGTGGACTTTGTTGTCTTAGACCACATCTCCATCGCTATCAGCGGTCTTGACATCGAAAATGAGCGTAAGGCTACCGATGTACTTATGACGAAACTGCGCTCGCTTGTAGAGGAAACAGGTGTAGGTATGCTTGTTGTCTCTCACCTGCGCAGAACTGATGGCACTCCTGCTGAAGAAGGTGGTGCACTTTCCCTCTCCCACCTGCGTGGCTCACAGGCTATATCACAGCTTAGTGATGCTGTGTGGGGTCTTGAAAGAAACCAACAGGACGAAGGGATGAAGAAGAACCTTGTGCGTGTCAGGGTGCTGAAGAACAGGTATAGTGGTGATACAGGTATCGCCGGATACCTTGCCTATGACAAGGAACATAACATCTTAAATGCTGTGAAGGACTTATCAGAGTATGAAGCCCCTGTGTGTCCTTTTGATATTGATGAAACAGAGAAAGGAGATTTTTAGATGTTTGAAATCTTAGAAAAGCTTATTGATTGGTGTACTTCCCTGCTGTCTTGGTTGTCTCGTAAGCAGGTCGAAGCTGCTAAGGCTCGCATCAAGAACTGCAATAGTATGATTCATAATGCCAACAAAGCTAAGATGGCATACTTGCAGAAGCATGAGAAGACAATCAATGCTCTTGAAAATGAGCGTGAGCGTATGGAATACTTCCTGTCGCAAGATGCTGTGGAGCTGTAAGCTATGCTCTATTTTGATATTGAAACTGATGGTCTGCTGGACAATGTCACTAAGGGGCATTGTCTAGTAATCATCGATGAACAGAACAACATCTCAGCTTACAGACCTGATGATTTTAAAAAAGGAGCTATGCGATTAATCGCTGCTCTGAGGGACGGAGAGTGCATCTGCGGACACAACATCATCAACTATGACTGTGCTGTCTTAGCTAAACTCTATCCCGAGTTCCGCATAAAGCGAGAATGGAGACCCAAAGTTTTAGATACCCTTGTACTGTCACGCCTTATCTGTGGCAACATAGAAGATACTGACCATGCTAGGGTACGTAATGGTACACTCCCTGCTAAATTGATTGGTAGACAATCACTAAAGGCATGGGGTTATCGCCTTGGGGAACTTAAAGGTACGTATGGTGAGCAAGAGGATGCATGGGATTCTTTCAGTGAAGCAATGCTTTCCTATTGTGTGCAGGATGTCACTGTCACCAAGAAGCTCTATACATACCTCATGAAGATTGGAGCACCTGCTAAGGCTATAGAGCTGGAGCATCAAGCACAATGGCTGATGTCTAAGCAGGAGCGGAATGGTTTTGTCTTTGACTTAGAAAAGGCAGAAAAGCTGAGGGAAACCTTAGAATTGCGCTATGCTGTGTTGTCTTCTCAGCTTGTGGCGATTGTGCCACAGATACCTGATAAGGTTTTCGTGCCTAAAAGAGACAACAAACGCTTAGGTTATAAGGCAGGTGTACCTATTCAAAGATACAAGGACTTCAATCCCAGCAGTAGACAGCAGGTAGCATGGGTGCTGGAGCACCAATTCAACTACTTGCCGGAAAATGAAGATTGCTATGAGGATGAACGTCTGAAGATTGATGGTGATACCTTTAAATTTATTAAGGGTGACGAAAATGCCCCCCCAAGAACTAAGAGACTTAGCTGCTGTCTTTGAGGAATATCTTATGGTAGCTAAGCGGTTAGGTCAGCTTGCCACAGGTAACCAAGCGTGGCTGAAGCATGTTAAGGCTGATGGTAGAATCCATGGTAGCGTAAATCCTTGTGGTACAGTAACAGGACGTGCTACCCATGCAAACCCTAATGTTGCCCAAGTCCCCCACGTAGGCAGTCCCTATGGACAAGAGTGCAGGGAGTTGTTTAGAGCACCTGAAGGTTGGTTTGAGGTAGGTGTAGATGCCTGTGGCTTGGAGCTTAGGTGTCTCGCACACTATCTTTATCCTTATGATAAAGGTGCTTATGCCCATGTTATCTTGAATGGTGATATTCATACATTGAATCAGCAGGCTGCTGGGTTACCCACGAGAAACGCAGCTAAGACATTTATCTACGCCTTCCTGTATGGGGCAGGTGATAAAGCTATTGGTAAACAGCTTGGTGGTGACGAAAAGATTGGTAAGCAGGTAAAGAATAAATTCCTGAAGGCTACCCCTGCTATCAAGATGTTGCGTGAAGCTGTCAAGAATACACTCGTGGTTGAGTACCACGGAAAAATTAAAGAATGGAAACGTAAATACTTAAGAGGGTTGGATGGCAGACATCTCCATGTGAGAAGTCTACATTCAGCTCTCAATTTACTTTTACAATCCTGTGGTGCATTGATATGCAAAAAATGGATATGCCTATGGGAAGAAAATATGATTAAAGCTGGCTATAAACATGGAGAAGACTTTCAGTTTATGGCTTGGGTGCATAAACTTCTCTCATTGTGCACCTTAAATTGTGTGAAATCAGGGAAAGCCTTATGGGTCAATCCTGAGCTAAGCTAGGAGGTTAGTTATGCGTGGTAAACCGCTTGAATTGCAAAAATTAGAGAATGGTTGCATAATACCTCTCTCACATAAATTGAATAAAGATGGTTATTTCAGAACCCATGACCCTAGATACAAAGGTAAAGGACGCTCACCTCTCATTATGTATCACAGATATGTATGGGAAATAAACAAGGGAGCTATTCCGGATGGTTATGAAATTGACCACTTGTGTCATAACAGAGCGTGCTGCAATATTGAGCATTTACAGTGTATACCTATTGTTGCTCATAAAATTAAACATAACAGCACTCGCTATGCTAACAGACAACAAACAGCTAAGGAATATTGGTTGTCTCATCCTAAGACTACCGGTACTGCCTTAGCTTCTTTATTTGGCGTGAGTTTTGGTACTGCGTGTAAGTGGGTACGAAAATGGAAAGTGCAGAGACTATCCGAATCGGAGTAGGTATAGAGGGTGAGATTCCCTCTATTATCGAAGCGCACAACACTGTGAGCCACATACACAGTGATGATATAGTCCGACACTCCTAGTAATAGGAGAATACAGAAAGGATGAGGGACAGGTAGCTTGCAGAACTGAAGCTATAGCAGAAGAAGCTGTGAGAATTGCCCAAGAATCTATGAGACAAACACAAGAATATTATGGAATCAGATGCCAATTAGATACCGAGGGAAAGATTGGTAGAAATTGGTTTGATTGTCACTAGGAGGATGATTAGTAATGGTATTTAACTATAGACGCTTTACTGTATCTTATATGGAATGGCAAGAATGGAAGCAACTGCTGAAATTGCACGCTATGCGTGGTACATGCATTATGCCTGATATAAAAGATGATGAAGAACTGTCATGTGAATACAACAAATTGGAGCAGGCATATTCTAGAGCTTGCACTAAATGTGTACCGGTGGCAGAAATGCTCAGCTATCAAGACATCATCCGTAAAAGATTAGCTAGCGAGTGTGTAGATGGCGGTTTTACATCTAGCTACTATACACGTGATGCTGCTATCGCCTTGCAGATTATTGCCTACGCCATGCGTGGTGCTAGAGACTTTGCGCAGTGCGCTCCTCTTGAATTTGCACTCATTAAACATTGTGCAGGACACTAAAGAATGTTTAACATCCCTACTCTACTCTTAGTAATCTGCACCGCCTACACCCCCGCCTTTGATGAATGTGGTAAGACAGATGGCATCACCGCCAGCGGACACCCTGCTATCCAAGGGGTGACTGTGGCGTGTGATGGCTTGCCGTTAGGCACTGAAGTTGTCATAGATGGGCACAGCTACATCGTTCAGGACAGGTTTGGCGGTGATTATGGTAAGACAAAAATTGATATTTTTATGAACACTAAAGCAGAAGCCTTTAGGTTCGGAAGACAAACAAAAATTGTGGAGGTAAAGCCTTATGTCGAAACAAAAGCAGCCTTTTGCACCAAAGATTGGTCAGAAGGTCTATATCAAACGTCAGAACTCCTTAGGAGAGCCTATCTACTTTGAAGGTGTGGTAAATCGCATCCGTGTGGAAGTTAAGTGTAAGCAAGGAAACTTCGTGACTGTGGCTTCTCCACATGCCTTAGAGACCAAAGCTAAAGGTTTCGCAACAGGAGGTGACCTGTTCTAATGCCTACTGTTGACCTTATTTCTATGACACCTAACTACATGGCACTCTTAGAGTGTGCCTGTAAACAACCCTATGGTAAAGATGTTACTGAGCAGTCCATCAAGAAAATTATTGAGAGTGGGCATCTTAGTATCTTAGAGCACTGCTATGCTTCCTTTTTGGTGACATGTTCTGTGCGTGTCTTAGGGCAACTCACAAGACACCGCCACCTCAGCTTCACCTGTAAGTCTGCTAGAGGAAGTAGATTCGATACTCTTGTAAATCCATACACTCTTGAAAGTGTGCCTTTGGGTGACTTTAACGTAGGACGTACATATAGCTCCGCTTTGAATGACGCCGACACCAAAGAGGAGCAGGCTGCCTATTTTCTGCCCCAAGGTGTTGAGACATCCTTGGTAGTGACAGGTAACTTTAGAGCATGGTATGAGTACATGCCCAAAAGACTATGCAAACATGCTATGCCTGAGCATAGAAAGTTAGCTGAACTGATTCAGGAACGCTTAGCTGATGCTGCCCCTGAAATCTTTGATAAAAACTTTATGAACTGTAAAAAATGTACAGAAAGGAGTTGTGATTTTAAATGAAGTGGAGTGCTATCGCTATTTATGTCCTCTTGGTTATCCTGTTTTGCATTGTTTTCTATGGTCTGATTATTGGTGGTATTCTTGGTTTTCTCCGCCTGTTGATGGGGGTATTTAATCTTGGCTTCTAAAATTTTACGCATGTACTTTGATGCTGACATGATTGTCTTCCGCACATGTGCAGCAGCAGAGCAGGAAATTAATTGGTATGGTGACCTGTGGACATTACATTCTGACTTAGCAGAAGTAAAAGATGCTATTGACACAATGGTTGTCAGCATCACTGATAAAGTCCTGCGTCACATGAAGCACGAGGGTGCTTATTACATTACCATGTGCTTCTCCAGCTACCCTTACTTTCGCTCTAAAGTCTATCCACCCTATAAGCTCAATCGTGTGTCTAAGAGAAAACCTCTTGCCTACCATTCTGCTGTTGAGTGGGTAAAGAAAAACTATAATGTGTTGTCTATCCCAAGTCTTGAAGCTGATGATATTTTAGGTATCTATGGAACAATACCCTCTACATCTGCTGTCATTATTAGCGGTGACAAGGATATGCGGTCTATCCCCTGCCCTTTTTACAACTTCATTCAGGATACATTCCATAAGACAACACAAGCAGAAGCTGATTATCAATTCTTATATCAGACACTTGTCGGTGATGTTACCGATAACTACAAAGGTTGTCCTAAGATTGGCGAGGTTGGTGCAAAGAGAATCCTAGACAAGGACTGCTCATGGGATGCCGTGGTGGCTGCCTATGAGAAAGCAGGTTTGTCTGAGGAAGAAGCACTGACACAGGCGAGGGTTGCTCGTATCCTCAGATATGAGGACGTTGATTATGATGATGTTGATGCACGCCTTAAGCCTATCCTTTGGACACCCAAAGGGTCACAAAAGAGACAATAAAGTAAAGGGGCATATAAGCAACAATGAATATTAATATTGTATCTAATAAAGGGGATGATGGAGAAAAACTACCATATGTAAACCCTGTAATTTATGAACATCTGGAGAAAGCCTACAGTCTTGGTAGCCTTATGACACACAATGCCAAAAACAATGACGAGTTAATTGGATATATTAGGGGCGTTATGGATGTGCTGGGGCATATCAAGGCTATGGCTAACTTGAATGATGAGGAGTGATAAGATGTGCTGGAAGATTAAGACACCCAGCGTAAACACTGACGTATCTGCATCCTCCTTAGTACCGGAAACTAATGCAAAAGACCCTGATAGTCCTGAGTATGGTGGTACTACTGATACCTTTAACAAGAAAAAAGGTAGACAACAACTGACGATTGCACGCAATGGTGTATACAATCCTACACAGTTGTAGAGAGGAGGAACGATGTGTACTAAGAAACCAAAAGTAGAACAAGCTGCTCCTGCTGCTGCTCCTGCTGCTGCCCCTGTTGCAGCACCCTTGAAGATTGATAATGTGGCTGAGGATACCAAAAAGGAAAATCCGAACGCTAAGACCAAGGGTAAAAAGAAGCTCACCATCACTCAGATTGGTAGTGGTACAGGAGTGAATCTTTAATGGCAGAGACAGCAAAAGCTTTATATGAGCGATTGGCTATTGAGCGTGAGGTTTATATTGACAGAGCTGAGGATTGTGCAAAATATACAATCCCTTTTTTATTTCCTAAAAAAGAAGCTAATGGTACTACTAAGTACCCTACGCCCTATCAAGCGGTAGGGGCAAGAGGTGTCAATAACCTCACATCAAAGCTGGTATTAGCTCTGTTCCCCCCAAACACACCTTTTTTCAGACAAGACATCCGAGATGATGTCCTGAAATACTATGAGAGCAAACCTGAAGACAAACAAGAGATAGAGCAAGCATTAGTACAGAGAGAACAAACGGCTCAGAAATACTTTGAATCTTCGCAGATGCGTGTCTCCATGGAGGTGTGTTTGAAACAGCTTATTATAGCTGGCAATGCTTTACTGTTCTTCCCTCCTAAAGAGGGTGGCATTAAAGTCTATAAGCTGAATAGTTATGTAGTACAAAGAGACTTTGTGGGACACCCTATTCAGATGATTACCTGTGACAAACTTGCTATCAATACCCTGCCCTATGAAGTCTTAGGACAACTAGATATTGATTTGTCTACCAAACGTGGTGATGAATTGGTTGAGGTCTATACACATATCACCTATTCATCCAAAGACAACAGATATTATAGTTACCAAGAGATTGAGGGTAAACAGATTGATGGCTATGAGCAGTCTTTCCCTGCTGATGTTTGTCCTTGGATTCCTGTCCGTCTCTTTAAGATGGATGGTGAACATTATAGTCGCTCATATGTTGAGGAATATATTGGTGACTTAAAGACCCTTGAAGGTCTCTCTAAAGCCATTGCAGAGATGTCTGCTATTGCTGCTTCTGTAATCTACCTTGTGCGCCCTAATGGCGTGACACAACCTAGCAAGATTATGAAGACAAAAAATGGTGGCTTTGTAACAGGTAACAAGGAAGATGTTACTTGCCTGTCGCTGGACAAGACACAAGATATGCAGATTGCTAAAATGACTGCTGATGCTATTGAAAGCAGGTTGTCTTATGCCTTCATGCTAAATTCTGCTGTCCAACGTAGTGGCGAACGTGTGACGGCTGAGGAAATCCGCTATGTGGCTAATGAGCTGGAAGATACCCTTGGTGGTATCTATTCTATCCTGTCACAAGAATTGCAATTACCCTTAGCTAACACACTTTTAAATATCCTTTCCAAAAAAGGTGAAATTGCTGATGTCCCTAAAGATATTGTGTCTCTTGCCGTAACTACAGGCATGGAAGCTATCGGACGAGGACATGACCAACAGAAGCTTACTGTCTTTATCCAAGGCATTGCTCAGATTCCTGATGCAGCATCTGTTGTGAATTGGGAAGGTGTTGCTCGTGCTTGGGCAAACAGTTGTAATCTTGATACCACAGGTCTGATTAAGTCTGCGGAACAGATTCAGCAGGAACAACAACAAGCACAAATGATGGCAATGGCACAGGCTGCTATACCTAATGCAACCAAAGGTGCTATGGATGCCATGAATCAGCAGACACAAGGAGGTAGTGAAACTAATGGCTGATATTGAAAATCAGAACACACAGGTCAATGAAGAACCCAAGGAAACACAGGTAGATATTACTGATACTACTATTGTTTCTAATGGTGAAGTTATTGATACTGATAACACTGAAGGTGGTAAAGCTGAAGAAGAAACCACCACTGATGAAAAAGACACCAAAGAAGAAGACAAACCTGCTGAGGAGCAGGAAGAGTACCAAAAAGCTAAAGGTGAGATTGAATCTGCTAAGGCTGAGCTTGAAGGTAAGGGCATCGACTATGCTGCCTTAGAAGCTGAATACAATGAGAAGGGTGAGTTGTCTTCAGACAGTTATAAGCTGTTGGAAGAAAAAGGCTACCCTAAAGCTCTTGTAGAAGCAGCTATCGCAGGTTGGCAAGCTAAGGCTGATGCTTTTGCTAATAAGATTATTGAGGATGCTGGCGGTATCAACGAGTACAAACGTATCCAAAAATTCGTACAGTCCCAAGGTAAAGGTGCTGTCAATGCCTTCAATGCTATTGTAAACAAAGATGATTTGTCTGTTGTGTCCGCTTACATTGCAGGTGTAAAGGCACAGATGGTAGCGCAGCATGGTACTGCTAACCCTACTTTAGGTGGTAGTGGTAACGTGGGTAAATCTAAAGGCTATACTGATGCTAATGAGATGATTAAGGCTATGAGTGACCCTCGCTATGGTAAAGACCCTAACTATATGCAGGAAGTAGAACGCAAAGTCGCTGCTTCTAAATTCTTTGGTTAAGACACAAACGTCAATCCCCCTCCCATAAGCGGAGGGTTATTTTTTTTATTCAAAATTATTAAAGGAGTGATTTAATGGCTGATATGATTATTGCCAACCCCGGTCTTGCACAATCTGATAAAGGTAAAGACCGCTTAGGTTTATTTCTGAAAATGTTTACCGGTGAAGTTCTCACCGCTTTCTCTCAATCCACTATTACCGGTGGTCGCTTCTCTGAGCGCACTATTGAACATGGTAAATCTGCTATCTTCCCAATTGTAGGTCGAGCAAAAGCTAAATACCTGAAAGCAGGTAATAACTTGGATGACCTGCGTACCCCCATTGAACACAATGAGCGTACTATTGTGCTGGATGGTCTGCTGACCTCTGACTGCATGATTTTTGACCTTGACGAAGCTATGAACCACTTTGAGCTGCGTTCTAAATATTCCAAGGAAATGGGTGAAGCATTGGCTGTTGCTCAGGACTGTGCTATCTTGGCTGAAGTAGCTAAGATGATTGTAGAAGACAAAGAGAACCTGCCTACCAATGCTACTACTGGTGTCAAAGGTACTGGCAAAGGTCTGATTGTTACCGAGACTGTGGCAACCGCTGACTATGGCGAAACTGAAGCTATGGGTGTAGCTATCTTTAAGGAACTGCTGAAAATCAAGACCAAAATGTCTGAGAATAATGTTCCGCTGGCAGGTCGCAACTGCTACATCAAACCGATGGCACTCAACGCACTCATTGCCAACAAGGACATTATCAACAAACTGTATGGTGCTTCTATGACCATTGAGGGCAACAACCCTCCGAAACTGATTGGTTTTGATTTGATTGAAGCTCCTCTGCTGACTGATGGTGGCGTAGATAATGAGAATGTTATGCAGGGTGATGGTCATGTGTTCCCTGCTACCTACAAAGACACCTGCCAATTCATTGTGGCACATCCGTCTTCTGCGGGTATCCTGACCCTCAAAGGTCTTGGCATGGAACATGCTCGCCGTCCTGAATATCAGGCTGACCAAATTATTGCTAAATATGCAAAAGGTTTTGGTGGTCTGCGTCCTGAAGCTGCCTTCATGGGTGTTGTAACTCAGGCTTAATTTTAAACTACTAACACTAGGGGATGGCGTATGCTGTCCCCTATTTTTTCTAAAAATGAAAGGAGATACCAATGCAACTAACAGCATTAACTGAACTTGATGCAGTCAATAGTATCATTGGTACTATTGGTGAAGCTCCTATTAACAGTCTTGAAGAACTGACAGATGTGGATGCTATCAATGCCCTTCGTATCCTGCGGAATATCAGCAGACAAGAGCAGTCCCGAGGATGGACTTTTAACAAAACACCACACTTCACCCTTAACCCGGATGTAGACACAAAGAAGATTCCATGGAACAGTAACTACTTGTATCTTAAGGATAACCATGGTGTCAAGCTCGTTCGACAGGGTGACTATGTAAAAGACCTGTTCAAAGACACCCTAATCTTTGAACACCCTCTGGATGTAGAGATGGTGCTTTATCTTGACTTTGAGAATTTACCGGAGCAGATGAGAAACTATATCTTAGCTAAGGCGTGTTTTGTCTTTCAAAGCTCTTACTTTGGTGATGATAGCCTGACCAAGATTACACAGCAAGAGATTGCTGAAGCATGGCAGCATCTGATGGAGTTTGAGGTAGACAATAACAACTACTCAATGCTGGAACATACCTATGTTCATAAGCTGAGATTGAGGTGAGATTATGGGATTGATTAATCAAGACATAAAGAACCTTGTTAGCGGTGTGTCTCAGCAACCCCCTATCCTCAGACACCCTGAGCAATTAGAAGAACAGTTGAATGGTTATTCTAGTGAAGCAGGTGGCTTACAGAAGAGACCCCCTAGTATTCTAGTAGCTAACTTAGGACGTAAAATAAATGATTCATCTAAACCTTTGGTACATTTTATTGACAGAGATGTGAATGAGAAGTATATTGTCTTGTTCACAGGTAGTGATATTGAGGTCTATGATATGCAAGGTAACAGAAAGACTGTGAACTTTGCTAGTGGCACTAAAACTTATATCACATTACAAGCTCCACGTCATCAAATTAAAGCTATCACTATTGCTGACTATACTTTTATTTGTAATACAAACGTAGTAGCAAGAATGACAAATTCTATTGATTCAAGAGTATGGGATAAGCAAGGACTGCTAGTTAATGTAAAAAGTGGACAATATGGGCGTACCTATCGTGTAGTAGCCAATGGTTCTACCATAGCCAGTCATGAAACTCCTGATGGTTCAGACAAAAGTCATACTAAGCTTATCGCTACTGACTATATTGCTGAGCAATTAGCTGCTAGTGCTAGAAGTAGTGGTTATAATGCCACTGCTGGCTCTTCATGGGTATATATCACTCATGGTTCTACCAAAATTACCTCAGCGGTTGTCTATGATGGCTATAATAATCAGGCTGCTTTTGGTATCCTCAACTCTGTACAGAAGTTTGCTGTTCTACCTGCTACCGCTCCTAATGGCTTTACTGTAAAAATTAATGGTGAAAAAGGTAGCAATACAGATGATTATTATGTCTCTTATGTAGCAGAAGACCAAGTATGGCGTGAATGTGCAAGACCCTCAATGAAGAATCATATTGATAACACCACTATGCCCCACGTATTAGTACGTGAAGCCGATGGGACTTTTACTTTCAAATGTGCTGATTGGGCTGTGCGTGATGTAGGTGATGAAGATAGTAACCCCGAACCATCATTCATAGGTGGGACAATAAATGATGTCTTCTATCATCGTAACCGCTTAGGCTTTCTTAGTGGTGAGAATGTCATTCTTACTCGCTCTGCTGACTTCTTTAACTTTTGGATGACAAGTGCAACCAAAGTGCAGGACACAGACCCTATCGACTTAGCGGTCTCTGATAATACCATTAGCACACTGTATAATGCTGTCACGTTTGATACTGACCTTATCTTGTTCAGTCAAGAAGCACAATTCATGCTCTCTGCTGATGGTATCTTGACACCTACAAGTGTTAATCTGTCCCCGGCAGTTACCCACTATGAAGCTAGTCTTAAAGCTAAGCCTGTTAACGCAGGACGCAATGTTTACTTTGTAGCTGAAAGAGCTAAGTATACCACTGTGCGTGAGTTCTTCACCGCAGCAGACAACACAGATGCTAAGGATGTTCAAGACATAACATCCCACGTTCCTAACTATATTCCTAATGGTGTGTATAAAATCATTCCCTCTACTGTTGAGAATGTGATGCTTTATCTCACCGAGGGTGCTGAGACATCAATATATGTCTATAAGTACCTTTTCATTGACAGCCAACGTGTACAGGCTGCATGGTCTAAGTGGGATATGCAAGGTGTTGTCTATGGAGGGCAATTTATTGATAACTATCTCTATCTGATAGTCGAGCGTAATGGCTATTACTGTTTGGAGAAAATCTCTTTTACCATTAATACCACTGACTTTGATAGTGAAGCCTATCGTGTCTTATTAGACTGTAAACAGTCCTATCAGATTCCTGCTGAGTGCTATGATTCCCTTAAGGATGAAACCACTGTAAATATAAGTGATATTTTTGGGGATATATATGAACAGGCTAAACAATATGGTGCTGTTGCTCCTGATGGTACATATATTAAGGCTAAAGAGGGAAAGTTGGTCTTTATTGGTGACTATTCTAACCAAGTCTTGACTGTAGGTATCAATTATAATTTTAAGATTGTTATGTCAACTATTATGGTTAAGCAATCTGATAATGGTAGCACTCAGGCTCTTATTGAGGGGAGGTTGCAACTACGGCAGATGTGGTTTAACTATGCTGATAGTGGCTACTTCAAAGTAACTGTGGATATTAAAGACAAACAAGCTTATGTCTACGAGTATACCTCTAGGCTCTTAGGTACTCGTTTTAATATCTTAGGTGCAATGCCCTTTACCACAGGCTCTTTTAAGTTCCCTATCCAAGCCAAAAATGAGAATGTAAACATTTGTTTGGAAGCAGATGCCCCGCTCCCTGTATCTCTTGTAGGTGCAGGTTGGATTGGTAATTACCAAAGGAGGGCAAGACTATTTTAAAAGTATCTAAATTAACCATTGAACAGCTCTGTAACTTCAGAGAAAATATGCGTGATGAAGACAAAATGGAATGGTTCTATGCTTCAAATACATCCTTTGGTCTCACTGAGGTTGAGGAGTTAAGCAATGCTTTGTGTCTTTATGATGATGAGACACAAAGGGTTTATGCCATTGGTGCTATTGATTCCTACTTAATATGGGTTGTCTGCACTAATGAGGTAGATATACACCCTATTAAGTTTCTACGTTTCTGCAAGCCTTTCTTTAAACAATGGGTAACACATCATGTTTATAATTATGTGTGGCTTAGGAATAAGCGACATGTACAATGGCTTAAATGGTTGGGAGCTGAATTTGGCAACTACACAAGAATCAATGGAGAACTATTTCAGAAATTTACATTATACCCAATAAAGGAGTGATGTCTTATGTGCAGTCCTATGGTGGCTGCTGGTATCAGTACAGGCTTGCAAGTAGCAGGTGATTATATGGGACAACGTGCACAGGCTAAGGCAGCACAGGCTACCATGAACGCACAGGCTAAGGCAGCTATTACTGAGATGAATTGGAATATCATGGATTTAGAACAGCAGCGCACAGATGCCTTTGACCAAGCTGTCGCAGAAATCAGCAACACTAGGTTAAACTCTATGCAGCTCAATAGTGGCGTAAAGGCTGCTGTGAATGAGACCATGAGCGGACGTACAGCTAACCTCATTGTACGTGCTGCCGAAGGTGATACCGCTCGTGCAGTGTCCTCTATTCAAGACAACTATCAACGTAAATCTAATGAGGTTGACCTTAATCGTGAGCGACAGGTAAAATCTACTCACGAATTTTTAGAGAACCTTAATGCTTCTGCACCTAAGATGCCTAGCAGATTCACTAACTTTTTGTCTTCTGCTGCCACAGGTTTGAATAATTATACACAAGCTAAGAATATTATGAATCAGCAGAAGATTACAGGTGGCATTGGAAAGACAGCCAAGACTGCTACTAAGACATGGGTAGGCAACGCTCCACGTAGCGTCCATGAGAAGCTAGGTATTGGCAATGGTATTTATAGGAGGTAAGAAGATTGAGTAAAGAAGTACAGGCAGCGGTAGGTACTCAACGGCAGTTTGCAAAACAACCGGAGATGCCCTATGCGCTGTCCTTAAATAAATTCAATGCATCTGCAGGCATCTCACAACGTACAGATTTAGATGCACAACGCTTAGCATCATCTTTAGGTCTCCTTGGTAAAAATATCATGGAGGAGCGTATTGCGGATGAGAAGCGTACCCAAGACCAAGCAGTATTGGTCAATGCAGACAAACTCCTTGCAGGTAAGACACAAGAAGACCTGAAGAAGTTTGACCGCATGGCTGCTTTGCAGAACTCTAGTGATGAATTTGACTTGACAGATAACCGCTATGCTATGGCTGTTCTTGAAAAAGGCATTGGTAAAATGGCAAGCCAATATGCCAAAGAGCAATGGGCAAATGACCCTGCTTCTGAAAAGCCTAAGAGCGTTTCCGAAGCTGTTAGTCTTTTCAATAAGTACCTACAGGAGAACAGAGCTAACTTCAGTGATGATGGTATCTCTAATAAAGTAGCCTTTGACCAAGGCTATTATGAGGGTGCTGTTCAAGACACAATAAAAATAGCAAATGAAGCTGACAAGAGAATCAATGATGATAAGCGTCAGAAGATGGTCATGTTAGGTTCTAGTGAGCTTCAAGACCTTGTGTATAGTGGAGCTAAAGGTGAAGACTTCCTCACTCGTGGCAGTGAAGCATTGCGCAAGATTCAGTTAGGTACGAGGGATAGAGATGGATTCATTAAAGCTGTTGCCCCTCTTGCTCAGATGATTGCTGACCAAGATTTTGATACGGCAAGATTGGATGCCTTAGGTGACTATCAGTACGAAGATGGTTTGTCTTTAAAGCAGATGGTAAACCTCTACCCTTCCTATACTAAGATTGCAGATAACTTCAATCTGAGAGTTACCGATGATATTGTGTCTAAGTGCACACGTCCTGATGGTACTATTGACCTCTCAAAGGCTGAAGCATTGTTGTCTAAGTTACCTGCGGAAACTACAAATGCTGATGGTATTCCTGAAGCTAACCTGCCTATCTCGCAGGGAGACAACCCCGACTTAACAGACCTGTCCCCCACTATGAAAAGTGTATTACCTATGGTTGGGGGTGCTATCTATCAGTTAGGTTTTAAGGATGCACAGATTACTAGCGGTTATCGCACAGCAGAGCATAATGCATCTGTGGGTGGTGTACCAAACTCAGAACATACCCAAGGTAATGCTGTGGATATTTATTTAGGTGACAATGTTGATGAAGCACAGGCTAATAAAGCATTGTCTTATTTTAAGCAGTATTTTGGTGAGGTCTTATTCCATGACGCTGGCACAGGCAGACATCTGCATCTTGCTGATTACCATGGTGGTATGAAAGCTGCTAATCCTAAAGAGCAATCTGCTGCTGCCTATAATCCCCAGCGTGTCAATAAGATACGTCAGGCTATCTATGCTAAACAGGTGCAGGCTCAACGTGTAAAGGCACAACGAGATGCAGATGAAAGAGACAGAATCAATATGGCTCTTTTACAAACCAATGACCCAAGTGAGCAGATGCAGATTATCAATAGCTCTAATTTGCCGGAGACAACTAAGGCTACTATGATTCGTACCATCACACGTCAAGCCCGACAGTCAGCTAAAGGCTATGGTAATGATGCAGAAGCTAAACATTTTTGGGCATATGAAAATGGCTATCAATATATTAAAGATACTCAGACATATGCTGAATGGTATAAAGCTTATCAAGACCCTAATGTTGATGGAAAGTCTAAAGAATATCAGGCTTTGCAAAAGAGAGCCAATAGAGCCACAGCAAGACTTAATGACTTGTTAGAGTTTAAAAGAAAACGTGGATATATCCCTAGTGAACAGGAGACAACACAGTCGAAGTCTGATTATGACCCTAATAATGACACTCCTATCCTTTCAGATTATGACCAACAGATAGCTCAATTAAAAATCTTAGTCAATAGTAACCCCACTGATGATAGAGGTGTTCCTTTAGATGAAGACCAAATTCACCGCAGAGTTGAGGTTCTTGCACAACAAGCAGGTCTTGATGTGAATAAGGTTTTACGTGATGTCTTTGGTGATGAAGGTAATATTAATGATATGCTTGCTAAGGCTAGAGGAGAATAGGAGGAACTATGGCTAAATTTGATATGTATGATGCATGGCATAAGATGGATGATGATTATGTCAGTGGTGTTGATTTACAAGCCAAAGGACAAGAACAACTCCAAAAGGTACAGCACCAAGGCTACAATCCTTTTGATGATTTTGGTGAAGCGGTTACCGAATGGATTGCAGACATAAATAAATCGGGTCAGAAGCTTGCTATGGCTGCTGGTGAAGCCTATAAAACAGGTAATTTTGATGCTATTGATGATATGTCTTTACCTGACGTTGATGCACCTTCCCCCTCTCCTGCCCAAGAAAAGGTTGCACAGACTTTGCAGGCTGCTGTGGATGATGCTCGTTATACTGCTACTAAAGACCCTCTCACTCTCATAGGTGATGTGGCAGGTGCTGCTAACCCTTGGATTCCTTTGGCTGTTCAAGTGCCTATCATGGTGCATGAGATGCAGAAAGCACAGGAGATTGAAAACGCTCCTGATATGTCTGACCAAGCCAAAGCATCTCTGCTCCCTATGCTGGCAGGTACTGTGGCAGCTTCTGTGACACATGGTGTGGGTGGACTTTTATCTAAGGCTGCCCCTAAAGTCTCTAAGGTTATGACTACCCCTTTTGTGGGTAGTGGTATTGCAGCAGGTACAGTTCTTGCTATGGATGAGAATGTACGTAATTACGCAGCAGAACATCCTGCTCGTTTTGCTGTCAGCCAATTTTTGACCGATACTGCTATTGGTGCTAAAAAGCTTGCCAAAGCTGATTGGTCTGCCAAGACAAACCCTGTCACAGATGCAGAGATTGTGTCTGAAAAGATAAACCCTGCTACTGAGGTTATGGCTGATAAGACTAAGGTTGATGAGACAAACAAAAAGTTAGGTTCTCCTACTAAAGAGAAGAATAAAAGGAAACGTAAGCATCGTAAGCAGCATCGTGAGAATGTATGGGATGTTGATAATGACTATGAGGAGATGGTTACACCTGCTCAGGTTACGAAACGTGAACCCAAGACAACCGCTGAAAAAGCTTATCCTGAACAGATGCCTGAACAGCAAATGCAACAGGATGCTATTGCTAATCAGTTAGCTACAGACCACATCGAAGCTAGGCAGACACCTGAAATTATGCAGGGTGCATTTGGTGATAAGCTGGAATATAGTAAAGATAACCTTTATCCTACTCCTGTAAGCGCAGAGGATATATGGGAAACTGCAAAAGCTATGTTCCCTATTCGCCCCGGTAGATTGGATTTAGCTGATAGTGATAGAACACTAGGTTACTTTATGCCCCAAGGTAAAGGTATCCGTATCCGTGGGTTTCGTGCATGGTCTGTAATTTGCCATGAAATCGGGCATGGTTTGTCTGATAAATTTGGTTGGGGTAAAGACACAGCAGTTCAAAAGGAACTCTATGATGGAGCTACTTCTATATGGCAGAATGGTGAGTATGGTAATAAATACGCCCCGGAAAACTATGCTACCTATGTAGAAGAAGGACGTGCAGCCTTTATGAATGAGTATTGTGTCAACCCGGAGATGGCTAAGAAGCACTTCCCTCTTGCCTATGCTGAATTTGAAAATGCTATTGCAAGCGATAGATTCTATCAGGCACAGATGAATCTTTTAGGGCAACAGGTGCGTCGGTGGGGTTCACAGTCTGATTTTAGCAAAGCTGCTGGTATGTTCCATTGGGCAGACAAAGAGCTTGGCAAAAGAATTGATAAACTCATTGGTACTTGGACTGCTACTAAAAAGCATTTTGCTTGGGAGTATGCTGACCTTGACGAAAGCATAAGAGCTTATGAGGATAACCAAGGTGTAAAGATAGCTATGGAGAATGACCCTGCTGTCTTAGCACAGTATGCAAAGCAAGCAGGTAATGATACTGTTGGTTGTCTTCTGAATGGTAATAATCTAGGTACTAGAGCTGCCATTAAGATGATGCAGACAAAATTTAATGTTGCTCTCAATAATGTTGTTTCTACTGACATCTTGAAACCTTTGGATGTACAGGGTAAACGTGGTGCTGAGCTTCAGGCATGGCTCAAAGACACTGAGTATACTGATTTTTATGAAGCTTTCAATACCTACCAAACAGCTAAACATGAATTAGAAGTTATGGCAACAGGACGTAAGACAACACACACTTTGGAAGAATGTAATAAAATCATTGCTAAAGCAGAGGAACTGCCTGAGATGAAAGTTGCTTCTAATCTTTGGAAACAATGGAATGAGAATGTGTTGCGTATCGCCGTTGCCGGACAGATTATTCCTGCAAAGGTTGCTAATACCTTCTTGAAAAAATACCCTGAATATATCCCTATGTCACGTTCATTTGAAATTGAGGGTACTAGCGACTTCTTTGCATCCCATAAGGCTATGACTGTTGAGGGTTCTGAACGTATTATCAAAGACCCTATGGTACAGGCTATGAAGAATATGCAAAGTATTGTCTTCAAAGTGGAGCGCAATCGTGTTGGTCTTGCCCTTGCTGATTTAGCTAAGGGTGATAGTGGTCACTTTCTTATGATGCCTGTTGCAGAGGGGAAATACAAACATGCTACTCAAATTATTACTGTCTATGAACAAGGAAAGCCTAAATACTACCAATGTATGATGAAAGGTCTCTATGAAGCTATGACTTCCGAAGATGGCAATATGAGTGCTTCTAAACTTGACATTATTGAGAAAATCTCTCATGGCGCAGCAACAGCTTTACGTATTGGCTCTACTAGCACACCTATGTTCGCTACTGCTAACCTCTGCAAAGATATTCTTGAAGCAACTATTATGAACGCTGATGGGCGTAGTGCTTCTTACATTCCCCTTGTTGCTCCTATGAAAATCTTTTGGCAGGGATTGCAGATGCTCAATAGTGACAATGCTTTTGGTAAACTTATCGTTCGCAACAACAGAGAACGTGCTCTGCTTAGACAATACAAAAGAGAATTTAGGTCTAATGGTGTCACTATGTCCACACACTTAGGCTCTATTGCTGAAATCAATAAAGACTTTAGGAAAACTGTAGACCCTAACATTAGTGATTCTGTCCTTGATAAAATCTTATATCCTATCAAAGTATTATGGAATTGGAATGTAGCATATGGTGAAGCTATGGAACAGTTACCACGTATGGCTCTTTATCGACGTGCTAAAGGACGTGGTGCTTCTATGATTGAAGCTGCTATGGTTGCTTCTGACAGTACCCTTAATTTTGCGAAGAGTGGTACTACTGTTAAAATTCTTAACAGGCATACGCCTTTTTTTAATGCAGCTTTTCAAGGTACTTTAAAGACAGCTAGAGAGCTTTCTAAAAATCCTCTCAGTGTTGGGCTTGCTATGGCAGAACATGTACTGTTTCCCACCCTGTTATTGTGGTATTGGAATAAAGATGAAGATTGGTATAAGGATATGCCTATGGAGATGAAGAATAAAGCATGGTACATCAAGATAGGTGATACCATCTATGATTACCCTAAACCTGCCTTTATCGGGCAACTAGCTGGTTCTATACCTGAGCGACTGTTAGATGTTATGGCTGAGGGTGAAGATAAGCAGGTTATTGCTGATGCTGTCTATAAGCTTATCAAAGACCTTGCTCCTTCCGGTGCTCCTCCTATCATAGAGAAATTCTATGAATGGCAGACAAACCACTCTATGTATCGTAATCGTCCTCTTGTTGACCAGCGTCTTGAAAAGCTCAGTTCTAAGAACCAATATAACCAGTACACCTCTATGGTAGCACGTGGTATTGGGCAGACAACTAATCTGTCACCTATTAAGATAGACAATACAATCTATGGTCTCACAGGCTCTATGGGTTATACTTTTATGAATGCTGTGGATATGGTGGCTAGGGATAATATTACCCCCAGCAAGAAATGGACTGAATATACTCGCTTTACTTATACTGAGGGTACAGGTACTTCCCGCAGCAAAGATGTATTCTTTGGTGGTCTTGATAAGCTGGAGACACAATATGCAGATGCCTCTTTTGAGGGTAGGAAGCCTAAGGTGGACAAAGAACTTAAAGGTATGCGTAAAGCTAGGGCAGATGCTATGAAAGTTTCTAAGGCTATCAGGGAGCTGTATGCAGACAAAACTATGGATGCAGACACCAAACGTGCTAAACTTGATGAGCTGAACAAGAAGCAGAATAGTATTTTCAGAACTGCCAATAAGAAATATCTCAATTATAAATATATACAAGCACCTAAATAAATGTTATAATTTAGGTGAATTTATACAAAGATAAGGGAGGGCATTTATTATGTCAACAACAGTAAAAGCTTTTCTAATAAGCTTGTTTATGTTAGTATTTTCTATGATATGTCGCTATATCAATGGAGGAGGTTTCGCAGGACAGGTTACGTGGAGCTTCTTTGCTGTGATTGTCACCTTCCTTCTTTTGGTGTATAAAGGCTTAAAAGGAAAATAACCCTTCTACCTTTCGACCGACGGTACAGAGAGATGCACTAAGATTGATAAGCTTGTTAAACTACGCAACAATACTTACAGAACTGCTAACAAAAAGTATCTTAATCAGAAGTATATACAAGCACCTGAATGATGTGCTATAATTAATAGCATCGAGGTGATTCCAATGTACAGTTACTAACTTCATACTTATCCATTGTTCCTTTTCTAGACAATGAAAGGAGTTCTGTCCCATGGAATTAAGTGCTGATATTCAACGTGAAATACAGCAACAGTTTAAAAATAGCTATGCCCAACTTTTAGCGGACATAACTCGTATTTATGAGCAAGGTGCTATGCGTGATGCTCTCACAGGACTGTACAATAAGCAAGCCTTTGAACGTGACAGTACCACTAATCACTTTGGTTTCGTTGGTATCCTTTTTGCAGACATCAATGGTCTGAAATATACCAATGACCACTTTGGACACAGTGCAGGGGATAAGCTGATAAAGGACTTTGCAGCTAAGCTTAAGGAAACCTTTATCTCCCCTGTTTATAACTGTTATCATATATCAGGTGATGAGTTTATAGTGGCTGGGTTTGATATTATAATCCATGAGTTCCTTGGAAATGTATTGTCTTTCCATAAATCCCTATGGGATAAAGACAACCCTCCCCTAGCTGCTTTAGGTTACTCTGCCGGTGTCTTCTCAGATATTGCGGAAATCACAGAGTATGCCGAAAAAGCAATGTATGAAGACAAACAAAAATTTTATGCTAATTTTCCTCAGATGAGGAGATAATAAATTGAATTGGTGACCGCTGGCTCTTTTAGAGCTGGTGGTCTTTTTATTTTTTGTAAAGGAGATGATTAATATAGCTATTAAATTGGCTACATCTATTACTTACACAGCCGATGGTTCTCAAACAAATTTCTCTGTGCCTTTTGATTATTTGCGTCCAGCCTTTGTCCATGTGTCTGTTAATGATGCAGAGGTTTCCGAGGGGTTCACTATAAGTAATCGTATGGTTATGTTTGATTCTGCACCATCTAAAGATGCTGTGGTGCGTATCTATCGTAGCACCCCTACCACTCGATTGGTGTCTTGGGAAGATGCAAGTATCCTGAAGGCTATAGATATGACGATTGCAGCAGTACAGCAGTTGCATATCTTAGAAGAAGCAAGTGATTGGTCTAAGACTAATTCTATTGTTCTTGATGAGGAAGGAGGGGGATGGCAAGGACGTAATCATCCTATATCAAATGTTTCTGACCCTAAGAACGCACAGGATGTTGTGACTAAAAAATACATGGAAAGCGTGCAAGGAGGTTTTGTCAAAGAGAACACTAAACTGAAAGAGGAAGTTACTAAGCAAGCAGGATTATCTAAAAGCTATATGGATGCTGCAAATACTGCCAAAGAACTCTCTAAGAGATGGGCAGAAGCTACTGATAGTCCTGACTATACCACTTCTAAATCCTCTAAAACATGGGCAGAAGAAGCAGCTAAATCTGCTGCCAACGCAAAAGAAACCGCAAATAATTTAGGAAATCCTGTTGCAAGTGTCACAGAGAATAAAGGTATAGTTACAGTTAACAAAAGTGATGGCAGCAGTAGCACTTTTACTACATTTCCTAAGTTTGTAGAGATTCCTGCAAATGCGGATTTAAATGATTATACGCAAGAAGGTTTTTATGTTTGTAACACAAACAAAGGGGCAATCACATTAAAAAACTGTCCTGCGACAGTGGCATTTCTGATGGAAGTTTATCCTATCTCTTATTATTTTGAGGGTAACCTAGATAATTGGTGTCATCAACGTATTACCCTGTTTGATGCATCACAAGTATATGTACGTGCATATGGCTCATGGGAGGGTGGACAATGGTTTCCGTGGCAAAGTTCCCCTGCTATTGGTACAGTTCTCCCCTATGCAGGTGCTAATAGTATACCAAAAGGTTACTTAATTTGTGATGGTGCAACTATCAGTCGAACAACGTATAGGGCACTGTTTGATGTAATTGGCACTACTTATGGTAATGGGGATGGGAGTACAACTTTTAACTTGCCTGACCTTAAAGGCAGATATATAGAAGGACAAAATAGCGCAGCGATTGGTACAGTATGGGAAGCTGGCTTACCGAACATTACAGGTAGCTTATGTTCTCAAATGTTCTCTAATAAAGCTGATATACCAGGTGGAATTCAATCAAATAAAGACCACTGGATGGAAGCTTTATGTACTCATGTGTGGGATGATTATTCTATAGGGTTCAATTCTTACAATAATGGAGCGTATTATGGGGGTCAAGCAAGATTTGATGCATCTAAGTCTAACTCTATCTATGGTAGGGCAGCCACTGTACAACCACCTGCCGTAACCATGTACTATATCATCAAATACTAAAAGAGAGAGAGGTAACATA